TTCCTGACCGAGCATGGCGACTGGGGCTTGCAGCAAAAAGCCAAGGGCCTGGAGCAGTTCATTGCCGGGCAGTTTTATGGCAACAACGTGTACGAGGAAACACAGCGCACATTTGTTGATGCTGGCGTCTTCGGCACTGGCGTCTACAAGGTGTTCCCCTTTGATGGACAAATTTGCGCCGAGCGAGTTATTCCCGACGAGCTTAAGGTGGACGATGCCGAAGGCATCTATGGCAAGCCCCGCAACAAATACCATTGCAAAGCTGTGGACCGTGACGTTCTCATGGCTATGCACCCGCAGCATGCGCCGCTGATTCGCGACCTGCCAAAGGCAACCGAGCACGACAGCATGATAAGTCAGGACGACAGCGACCAGGTCACTGTGGCAGAAGCCTGGCACCTGCCAAGCGGTCGGAAAGCCAAGGACGGGCGCCATGTGATTTGCATCGATGGCGCCGATCTGATCGACGAGGAGTGGACATGGGACCGCTTCCCCTTTGCCACCTATCGGTGGAATCCAAAACTATTTGGCTTCTGGGGGCAGGGCATAAGCGAGCAGTTGGTCGGCATTCAGCTGGAAATCAACAAGCTGCTGAAAAATATCCAAATCGCCCACCACTTACTCAGTGCCCCGGCCTACTTAGTCGAAAACGGCAGCCAGGTCATCAGCGGCCACCTGTCCAACGAGATCGGGCGAATTATTCGCTACAATGGCACCAAGCCCAGCGTTGAGGTGTTCCAAACTATCCACCCCGAAATCTATGCGCACCTGGAGCGCCTTTACATGCGCGCCTACGAAATAATTGGCATCAGCCAGCTGTCTGCCCAAAGCAAAAAGCCAGCTGGCCTGGATAGTGGCAAAGCCCTGCGCGAATTCAGCGACATCGAAACCGAGCGCTTCATGCTGGCCGGTCAGCGCTGGGAAACCTACCACATGGATATCAGCGACCTGCACATTTTGGCGGCACGCGAGCTGGCCAAAAAGGACAAGGGGCTGACTTTCCGCGTGAAGAAAAAGCAGGGCCTGAAGTCGATCAAGTGGTCCGAGATCGATATGGATGCCGACAAGTATCAAATGCAGGTCTTCCCAACCAGTGGCTTAAGCAACACGCCCAGCGGCCGCCTGCAGGATGTGCAGGAGCTGATGAACAGCGGCCTGGTGGACGCCGAGACAGGCGTCGAGCTGCTTGATATGCCGGACCTGCAGCGCCACCGTGACCTGCGCTTTGCTGCCCGCGACGTCATCAAGGACCGCGTTGAACAGATCTTAGACGGCGGTAAGTATATTCCGCCCGAACCAGCCGAGGACTTAGCCTGGGGTTTCACCTACGTCCAGATGGTTTACAACCGCGCCAAGCTGGATGGGGTGCCTGATGACCGCCTTGAATTGCTTCGCCGCTACCACGACCAAATCAAGGGCATGCTTGACGATGCTGCAGCGGCGGCACAACCTGAACCCGCCCCAATGCAACCACAACCAGCTGCGGCACAGCCTGTCATAGGCGCGCCGCCGCCTTTACCTGAGGCGCCATTGATGCGCGCCGAAGGCTGACCATGGAGGTCAAATGCCAGGCACAGGAACTGCTGCCGCCATTGTTGGCAGCGCCCAAAACCCCGTCATAGCTCACGCCCACCCGGAACTTGCGGCCGCACCGCCGGCCGCAGACCCCGCGGCAACGCCGCCGGCTGGCGACCCACCAGCGGCTGACCCCGCGGCCACCCCGCCGGCAAAGCCTGACGAGCAACCAAAGCCTGGAGAAAAGGACGATAAGTTTGCCGCCAAGTTTGCGGCCCTGCAAAGGCGCGAGCGTGCGGCCGTGGCAAAGGAATCTGAAATCAAGGCCCGCGAAAGCAAGCTGCAGGAGCGCGAAGCCAAAATTGATGCCTGGAAGAAGAACCCCATGCAGTTTCTTACCGACAATGAAATGTCGGTCGAGCAGTTCCTGGACGCGGTGGCTGATGGCAAACAGATAACCGAGGACCCAGTCAAGAAGGCCGAGAAAATGTTGGCCGATTGGAAGAAGGAGCAGGACGAAAAAGAAGCCAAGCGCGCCCAGGACGACCAGGAAAAGCAGCTAAAGGCCGCGCGGGCCGCTGCAGCTGAAAAAATCAAATCCTTGGGCGACCAGTTCGAGCTGATTAATTTGAGCGGGAACTATGATCTGGTGTTCGAGGTGATCCAGGAGTATTTCGAAGTCAACAAGGACAAAGTCCAGAATCAGGCCGATGCGATTTTGACCCTTGAAAAGGCCGCCGAGATGGTTGAAGCTCATCTTGAACGCGACTTTGAAGCACGCTTCGCAAAAAGCAAAAAACTCGCTACAAAATTTGCTCCCAAGCCACCTGCACCGTCTCCCGAGGATCCGCCAAACGCGGATTTGGACCCAGACGCAGGTGACCCAGGGGCCGAAGAGCTCGAACCCCAAGGCAAGCCAGCAGCGCCAAACACTCTGACCAACAACATGGGTTCCACAGGAACCGACCCGGACAATGGCCGGCCTTTAACCCGCGAGGAATCACTCGCGCGCGCCGCCAAGCTGATCCGGTTCACATAAAGGAGTTAGCCAATGGCTGCATTGGATATGACCTCATTCGCAAGTGCGCTTAAGGTGCACTACACGCCCCAATCGGTTCAGAACATGGTCTACCGTGACCATCCGTTCTTGGCCGCGGTGGCAAAATACGAAAAATTCGGGGGCAAAAATTTGCCCATCCCGATTAAATACGGGAACCCGAACGGCCGCAGTGCCACCTTTGCCACAGCAAAGGCAAACAAAGTGGCGTCCAAGTACAAGGATTTCACCCTCACCCGCAAAAAGGACTATGCGCTGGCAAGCATCGACAACGAGACCATCGAGGCCTCGCAGGGTGATGCCAATGCCTTCATGGAGGCCGCAACGTCTGAAATCGACGGGGCTTTGGATGAAATCTCAAAGTCGCTCGGCGGCGCGCTGTTCCGCAACGGTTCTGGTTCTATCGGCCAGATCTCGAACAGCTCGTTTGCAGGCACAACCGTCACCCTTGTGGAGCCGACTGACATTGTTCACTTTGAAGTGGGCATGCAGATCGTCGCCAACAACACGGATGACGACACGTCGGTAAAGTCCGGCACAATCGAAATCGAAGCAGTTGACCGCGACGCGGGAACGTTCGAAGTCGCCGAGGCCAGCATTGCCACCGGCATTGCAACCATCGCGCAGAACGACTACCTGTTTGTCGAGGGCGACCCCGATCAGAAGGTGAGCGGCTTGGCTGCATGGCTGCCTTACACGGCTCCGACTGCTGGTGACAGCTTCTACGGTGTTGACCGTTCGGCTGATGTGACTCGCCTGGCAGGTATCCGCAAGGACCTTTCAGCGCTGCCAATCGAGGAAGGCCTTATCAGCCTCGCCTCGCGCATCGCCCGCGAAGGTGGCAAGCCGGACATTTGCTGGTTGAACCATGACAAGTACAGCGACCTTGAGCTCGCGCTTGGCAGCAAGGTTCAATACGTTGACTTGAAAGTGACGGCGGAAATTGGCTTCCGCGGCATTTTGATCAACGGCCCCAAAGGCCCGATCAAAGTTATGCCGGACCACAACTGCCCGAAGAAATACACGTACATGCTCACCAGCAACACCTGGAAGCTTTACAGCTTGGGCAAGGCGCCGAAGATCCTCGACGCCGACGGTTTGAAGATGCTCCGCGAGTCGGACGCTGACGCCGTTGAAGTTCGCTGCGGCTACTATGCGAACTTGGGCTGCAACGCCCCCGGATTTAACGGGGTCGGGTTGCTCGAATAGTTCCTGGCTTTGATCTCCATGGCCCAGGGCGGGGGGCTGCCCTGGGCGTCTAACCCATACCATTAAGGGAGCCACCACAATGGCAAATCGACTTCTTCGAAACGACTTTCGCTCTTTCGTTCCTGGCCTGGTTGTGATCGCCGGCAAAGCTATTCTTGCAGCTGACGGCAGTGCTGGTGCACTGACCGCCAATGGCGTGACCAGCTTCGCAAAGGTTTCAACCGGCCGGTTCAAGCTGACCCTCACTGACAAGTGGAATGCCATGATCGCATGCCAGCTGCAGCTTGCAGCAGCCGCGGTCAAAGGCTACTCGCTGGAATTGGTGTCTGAGGACGTAGCATCGTCCAAGGAAATCATTTTCCACGTCGTGAAAAACGGCGGCACAAGCTCGCAGCCAACCTTTTCAGGTTCGGCGCTTGCTGGCCACTCGCATACTTTCACGGGAAGCGCCTTAGCCACGCACGCGCACGACCTAAAGATCATCGGCGGGCAAGCCGCGGCTGGCACTGCGGCACTGGCATGGTACGCAACCGACATTTTGGGCAAAGAAGCGGTTGACGACAAAACTATCCTTGGCGCCGATTCGGCAACCAAGGGCGGCGTTGTCGCACTGTCCGCTGGCACACCTGCCGGCACCCTTGATTCGGTCAGCGGTGGCACACCGGCTGGCACAGTCAGCACGCCCACCATCACCATGGCGCCGGCAGTGACGGATTTGGCCGCGGCAGCGACCGTGTACTTCCAGATCCTGCTGCGCAACAGCTCGGTGAGCAGGTAAGCGCATGTTGGGAATGAACGACCCAAAAAGCAAAGCCGGTGCAATCATCGCCGGCTATGCCGACATGAAGACCGGGAACGAACAGTTCCCTGGGCATGGCGGCAGCGCTGAAACTGATTCGAGCATTGCCGAGGAATCGGCGGCAGAAGAATTGATTTCAGCTTTGAAAGCTGGCGACGCCAAGGGTGTGGTGGCCGCTTTCAAGTCGCTCACTGAATTGTGCAGCTACACTGAAGAACAGGAGCCCGAGGGCGAAGGCTGATGCAGCCGGCGCAAACGGTCCAACGGCCCTGTCGGCAATGCCTTCGGGGCTTTTTTGTTGGGAGGGCCAATGGCCAAAACGGTCACGCTTGAAGGGCTACGCGGGCGCGCAAAAACACGCGCCGATATGGTTAAATCGAAATTCGTCAGCGACGCCGAGTGGAACGATTTTATCAACCGTTCGCTTGAGCGCTTCTATGACATGCTGGTGGCGGCAGACCAGGATTACTACACCGTTGACGAAACGATCAGCACCAACGGCAGTGCCAGCGAGTTCGACCTGGCCGCGGACTTCTATAAGCTGGTGAGCGTTGATTACATGGTGGGCGGCCAGCGCCGACCAATGAAAAAATACACGCGCGCCGAGCGTGGCGCACGCCAGGGCAATCCAAATGCCCTCATGTACCGCCTTAAACGCAACAAGCTGTCCTTTAATTCCACCCCAAGCGCCCAGACGATTTACTACGGCTATGTGCCAGCGTTTGAAGACCTGGTGGACGACGCCGACGAATTCGACGGCGTAAACGGGTGGGACGAGCTCGTGGTGCTGGATGCTGCACGCAAGGCCTTAGTGAAGGCCGAAAAAAGCACCGCGGAGATCGAAAAAGAGTTTGCCGTCTACTACAAGGAAATCGAGGCAAAAAGCAAAACCCGCGACATTGGCGCGCCCGAGCGTGTGCAGGATGTTTCGGGCGGCCTGCGTAGCAGTGCTTATGATTTGCAAGACGAGGATTGGTGATGGAAAAAATCCAAACCGCCGACCCCAACCTGCAGAAGATCCAGGACAACGTCTCCAAAGCCCTTGCGCGCATCGAGCGCAAGGAATGGATGGGCGGCGTGATCCTGCGAGGGGTGGAGCTAACTGGCGGCACCGACACAGCTGTGGACCACGGCCTTGGGCGCGAGCCGCTCGGCTGGATGGTCGTGGACGCCAATGCTGCTGCCACTTATTACCAGGGCTCGACGACAAATGCGCACCCAGACCGAACGCTTTTTCTGCGCGCAAGCGCCACCGTGACTGTGGACCTTTGGGTCCTTTGAAGGAGGCTGCATGGCTTTGACCCCACTGATGAACCTTGACCTGCCAGTGGTTGGCGTGGCCGGCACCAGCGGCCCCGATTGGGCCGACATGCTGAACACAGCCCTGGAGCTGCTTGATAGCCATGACCACACGAGCACCAAGGGGAAACAAATCCCCACGGCCGGCCTCAATTTGGACGCTGACCTCGATTTCAACAGCCTGAACGCCATCGGCCTGCGCAGCACGCGCCTTGAAGAACAAGTCGCCCTGATGTCGGACCCTGATGATGTACTGTGCGTGTACACCTATGGCGGGGATCTTTATTTCACCAACGCCGCAGGCACCAACGTGCAAATCACCTCCGGCGGCTCTTTGAGCCTGGCAGCGCTTGGCACGATCAGCGGCGATTACAGCACCAGCACTGCTGACCTTACCTACAGCGATGCAGCCAAGGCCTTCACCTTCCTGCAGGAGGCTGGCAAAACCGCCTACATTAACAGCGGGCCGATTTCGATTTTTGAAAACGTAGCCGGTGCCAAATACACGCGCCTTAAGACGCCAGCCGCACAGGCAAGCAATTTGGAAATCACTTTGCCGGCTGCCTTATCGAGCACAGTGACGTTGCCACTGGTCGGCAGCACCGCCGGAGTGCTTTCGTTCACGCAAATTGCCACCAATATGATTGCCGACGATGCAGTAACCACGGCAAAAATTTTGGCGTCCAACGTGACCACGGCAAAAATTGCCGACAGCAACGTCACTACCGCCAAAATTGCCGACTCAAACGTTACGACGGCTAAGATTGCCGATAGCAACGTTACGACGGCAAAAATTGCCGACTCGAATGTGACCACCGCCAAAATTGCCAACAGCAACGTGACGGCGGCCAAGATGGAAACCAGCATCAACCTGCCCGGCGCCGACGTGAAAGTGGATAGCCGCAATGTGGTGGTCAGCAGCTACCAGGCGGCCGTTTTGCCAATTAGTTTTGCCGGATACGTTGGTGCAGGATTTAGCGGCAGCACCAGCGGCGCCACCTATGGCGGCGACGGCAACCTTGGGTATGTTGATTTCACGTTCACCAACGCGTTTAGCGCTACGCCCGAGGTTTACACTGGTGCCGGCTTCCCGGCGACTGGCAGTATCAGCAACATAAGCACCACAGGCTTTAGGTATTCAGATTCAGCCGGCGCGCAGACCTTAAACGCCTTTAAAGTTATCGTTGCGGGGGCAAAATAAGTGGCACTGATTCCGCGCTTAATTCCAATCATAATGGGCGCCGGGGTGGACACCAAGTCCGACCCCAAGGTGCTAAACATTGGCAAGCTGCTGGTTTGCGAAAATGCGCGGTTTACCAAGATTGGGACCAACAACAAGCGCCCAGGCTACCGCAACCTTGGCAACGAAGTGCTGGACCTGACGGAGTTGCCGGAAGGAAAGCGCCTTGCCACCTTTCGCGACGAGCTTCTGCTACTTTCGCAGGACCGCTGCTACAGCTATGTAGAGGCCACCAACCGCTGGGCTGACCGTGGGCTTATGGCGGCCGTTGGCGTGCGCAGCAAGCAGTTGGTGCGCAACACCGCCAGCCAAGCGCAGCCCAATGTGGCCACCTGCAGGGGCGTGACTGTTTACGCATGGGAAGACAGCCGCGGCGGCGTGCGCGTGAGCGTCATTGACCAGGAATCTGGCTTGCCGATCCTGGGCGACACAGAAATCAGCGCCACCGGCGTAAAGCCCAAAGTCACTGCGACCCGTGATTACATCTATGTTCACTACCTAGAGGGATCAAATTTTCTCTGCCGGCGCTTAAGCCCACTCACGCCCACCACATTTGCCGCAGCCATCACGCTTGCCGGCGATGTGAAAGCGTCACCCAATAACCATTTCGATATTTGCCGCCACGGCCTGAATATGGTTTTCGCCTACGAGCAAACCAGCGACACCGTGGTGATCGGATACCTTGACCAAACCGGCGACATTGGTGGCGCCCTTGACGGGTTCCCCACCGCGGTGAATAGCGCGGGGGCTGGTGAGTATTCCCTGGCCATTCACAGCCGATTCGAGGGCGATTCCGACGACGGCATCTATGTGGCTTACCACAACAGCACAGCCGGCCTGACGGTTGAAATCTACAACCTAGATTTAACACTGGATAGCACCACAGTGGTCACTGCCACCACGACCCAGGTGCATAATATTGGTTTGTTGGTGGACGGAGATCAGGCCCAGCTGTGGTGGGAGGTGAACGCCTCGGCGACTTATAACCGCTTTATCCGTTCCTCGGTCATCACGCGAGCCGGGGTAGCTACGGCGGTAACCGTATTTCTGCGGAGCGTGGGTTTAGTGTCAAAGCCCTGGAAGGGGCCGGATGACAATTACTACATGGTTTGTGCCCATGAAAGCACCTACCAGAGCGGCTACTTTACGGTCCGCTCGATCAGCCAAAGCCGCGCCTTTGTGGTCAATACCATAGCCAGCGAAAACGGTGGCGGCTTGACCACAAAGAACACCAGCCTGGCAAATGTGGCCCAGTACAGTGACGACGTGTATTTGTTCCCTGCGCGCGTAAAAACACGCCTGCAAACTGACAGCGGTGCGCTTTACAGCCAAGTGGGCCTGCAGGCCTGCACCTTTGACTTTGCCGATGGGCGCCTTTTTGAAACCGAGGAGATTGGTCGCAACCTGCACATAGCTGGCGGCGTGCTGATGGCTTACGACGGGGTCAGCGTGTTCGAACACGGGTTCAACCTGTGGCCCGAAAACCTTAGCGTGGCCACCAGCGCAGGCACTGGCAGCAATACCGCCGGCGCAAAGCAATACGTGGCCGTCTATGAGTGGACTGATGCCCAGGGGCAGGTGCACCAAAGCGCCCCCAGTATCCCGCTCGATGTGACCAGCGTGGCAAACGATCGCCATACCATCACCGTGCCCACCTTGCGCATCACTGAGAAAAAATCAGCAGCCAGCCGCACTGACGTCAGTGTGGTGCTTTATAAGACTAAAGTGGGCGGCCGGATTTTTTACCGCGTTAGCTCGATCAGCTCGCCCACTCTGAACGACACCACGGCCGACACCGTGGCCATCGTTGACGATTCTGCCGACGCCTCAATTGGAGCCAATCAGCTGCTTTACACCAATGGCAGCGTTCTGGAGAACCTGCAGCCTGGCAGCGCCACAGTCATTGCAAAATTTCGCAACCGCCTGATCCTGGCCGGCCTGGAAGACGATAACGTGGTGGAATACAGCAAGCGCTACGTTAAGGGCGAGCCAGCCAATTTTGCCGATCAGCAGTTCCGCCACGATCAAGGCAGCGGCGGCGTGACCGGTTTAATTGAAATGGACGAAAAGCTGCTGCTTTTCAAAGCCACCAGCATCCACCGCCAGGTGGGCGAAGGCCCCACGGATACTGGCGCCCAAAATGACTACCTTGACCCGATTGAAGTGGCCGGCGATGTGGGCACGGCCTACCCGCAGTCGATTGTGAAGATGCCCCTGGGTGTGATGTTCAAATCAGCCAAGGGTTTCTACCTGATCGACCGGGCGCTGCAGACCAGCTACATTGGCGCGCCCGTCGAGGATTTCAACGACCTAACCGTCACAGGTGCGGCCCTTATCCCTGACGCCAACGAAGTGCGCTTCACCCATAGCGACGGCTCAATTTTGGTTTACGAATATTTCACCCAGCAATGGTCCGTCGATACTGTGCGCGACTGCCTTAGCTGCACACTCTGGCAAAACCAGTTTGTTGTGCTTAAGGACACCGGCCGCATAATGATCGAAAATCCATCCAGCCACATGGATGCCGGCACCGAGGTGCGCATGCGCCTCAAGACCCCGTGGATTCGCGCAGGCGCTTTGCAAGGCGCCCAGCGCATCTACAAGGCGCTGATCCTGGGTGAATACCATTCGCAGCACTTGCTGCGTATCAAGGTGCGGTACGATTACAACGACTCTGTGGCCGAGCAATTCATTTTTGACCCCGAGACAATCCTGGGCTCGGAATATTATGGCGAAGCCTCTTATTATGGCTACAGCCCCTACTATGGCGGCAATGTGGACCCGATCTATCAAGTTGAAATCCAGCCGGCCCAGCAGCAGTGCCAGGCTATCCAGTTTGAAATTGAGGACCTGAACCCGGAAAGCGTGGACGGGGCAGGCTTCAGCATTACCGGCATCACGCTTGAAGTCGGTATTGATGGCAAAGCGCACAGGCTAAGGCCTGAGAAGAAGCTCACAGCCTCTTAAGGAGGGTACATGGGATTTGGCGGAATTGGCGGCACCGTTGGCAACATCCTTGGCGGGATAACCGGGTCTGTCGAAAGAGCGTTTAGTGGAACCGGCTATCAATCAGCCGGCCCAGACCCCAATGCTTTCAAGGACCCCAACGCTGAGGCCAACAAGAAGAAGATTGCCGACTTTTTGGCTGCCTACCAGACCAAGCAGGGGCCATACACCGCCCCGCAAATCGGTGCAGTCACCGATGCGCAGACTGGCCTGGTGAATAGGCTAAACAGCCAGGTGCAGGGCACAGCGCCCAGCGTGGCCGAGCAGCAGCTGCTGCGCGGGCGTGAGGACAACATTGCCACCCAGCTGGCACTGGCCGGCAGCGCGCGCGGGGTAGACCCTGGAAGCGCCATGCGTGTGGCTGCGCGGAACATAGCCGCCGGCAATGCTGAAATGAACAGCCAGGCGGGTGTTTTGCGGGCTCAGGAACAGAACCAGGCAGCGCAAACGCTTGCCGGCGTCACGCAAGGCATACAGACTCTGAACCAGAACGCCCAAAATCAGCACGAACAGCTCGTTCAAAACTACCTGAATATGGGCCTCAGTATCGACCAGGCCAATTTCATGGCCGGCCAGAAGCTGCAGGAAATCCAGGCAGGCGTGAACGCGCGCAACGCGGAAATGCAACAACGAGGCGACGCGGCACTGATCGGGGCAATTGGTGGCGGGGCTGCAGCCTATTTGGGCTCATAAGGAGGAACCATGCCGTTGGACAGCGAGCGCGTGAAGCGCCTGAAGGACATGGGTTTGGTGTCGGATGAATTTTACAACAAGGTTTCCGGCAGCCAAGTGGCTACGCCGAATCCTGACATTGTGCCGCCCCCGCCGCCCGAGCCTGTTGCTGCCCCGGCTCCTCCGCAGGATCTGCTGCGCAAGCGCGAGATCTACAACGAACTGGCAAACGTGCGCTTTATGGGTTCTGGAATCAAAGCCACCTTTGACAAGGACGGCAAGGAGCCGCAGCGCTTTGAAACAGACCTGTGGCGCGAAGCCGAGAGCCGTTACGAAAACGAAAGCGCCAGGCAGGCAGCAGCAGAACAAGCAAAGGCGAAAAAGCTGGCTGATGAAAACGAAGCAAGGCAGCGCGCAGGGCTGGCCCCTGTGCAGGGGGCAGAGGCGCCAGCAACCGCCCCTTCGGCGCCCTCTTCCGTGAGTGCCTCCAAGGCGGTGCCAGCTTCTTACGAACAAACCCCATCTGTTAAGCCAATGCAACAGCAAGCTGTTGGTGGCGCTGGCTTGCTTGATGTTGGTTTAAATAAACAGCGCGCAGGCATCCAGGCTGAAGCCAAGGCAGCCGAAGCCCAGGGCGTGCGGGACGCCTCGTATATCGCTGGCCAGCAGCTGGCTATCGAAGAACACAAGAATCGCATGGTTGACATGCAGGTGCAGAAGCAGAAAATCGCCGACGAATTTGTGGCCAACCAAAAAAAGTTTGACGAGCAGCTGGCCGCCTCGCAGCCCAAGAACTGGTGGGCTGAACAAAGCACCGGCGTGCGCATTGGCGCAGCCATTGCCATTGGCCTTGGCCAATACAGCTCGGCCATAAACGGCGGACCAAACGCAGCCATGGCTTTGATTGATTCAGCCATCAAGCGCGACATGGACCGCCAGCGCATGGCCTACGAACAGCTGCGCGACAAAAAGAAGGACGCCCAGAACCTTTACGGCATTCAGCTTGCCCGCCTTGGCGACCAAGAATCAGCAATGAACGCCATGTATGCCACCGGCTTGGAGAAAACCAAGCTGATGCTGCAGCAATCGGCCGCCCAGGCACGCACCGAAGGGGCCAAGGCAGCAGCGCAAAAAATGATCGGTGAAATCGAGGCCAAGCAAGGCGCCCTCTACTTAGAGCTCGGTGTTAAGGCAGCCGCTCATCAGCAGCAGATGGACAAGGATAAACGCGGCCTGTATGTGCCCCACTTTCAGCAATTTGCCGTCAGCGAAAAAGGTGCCCAGGCCATGAACGAATTAGCGGCAGCGACAAACACCGCCACAGACGGCATCAAGCAGCTGCTGGCGATTTCACAAAAAGGCGGCAAAGCGCTTTCGCCAACACTTCGGGCAGAAGCTGAAACCATTGCCCAGCTGACGGCCTCAGCTTTACGGGTGCCAATCCTTGGGCCCGGCACAGTGAACGACCGAGAGCGCGAGCTCATGGAGCGCATTGTGCAAAATCCAACCGTCATTTTCAGCCTTGATGCAGTCAACCGCGTGCGGCTGCAAACGTTAATGAAGAAACTTGATTCTAATTTGTCGGCGCAGGGCAAGGCCTACGGTCTACAGCCAGCGCCACAGGCGGCCAAGGTTTTTGGAACGCCGAGGGAGTAACATGCCCGGATTTGACCCATATACCGGACAGCTGACCGCAGGCGACGTCCTGGGTGTGCAGCCTGCCGTTGTAACTGAGGCGTCAAAAATCCCCGCCGTCGTGCTTGCTGGCGGCCGGGTGCCGATGCTTTCACCAGATGGGCAGCCGGTTTTTGTTAGCCGCGAAGAACTACCTGGGGCCCTGCAGGCTGGCTACGTTTACGAAGCCCCACAGCAGGAGCGCGAGCGTAAGCTGCAGTCTAAGTATGGCGAAGGCGTAAGCAACGAACTATTGGCCGCAGGTGCCGGTGCGGCCCGCGGGTTAACGTTCGGCCTCTCGGATGTGGTTGGGTCGCAGCTTGGCGCCGGCGAAGCGCTTAAGGAATTGAAAGAGCGCAACCCAATTGCCAGCGGCGTGGGCGAGGTCGGCGGTACTGTGGCCAGCGTTTTCATCCCAGGCGGCGTTGGTGGCCTGGTGGCCAAAGGTGCTGCCCGCGCTACCGCGCCACTGGCGAAGACCATTGTAGGCCAGGTAGGAGCAAAGGCAGCTGCAGCGGCCGCAGAAGGCGCAGCCTACGGCATAAGCCAAACCATCAGCGAACAAGCGCTTGGCAGCCCTGACGACCTGGCTGAGAACCTGATTGCCAACATGGGCGTTGGCGCCCTTTTCGGTGGGGCATTTAGTCTCGGCGCCAGCGGTGTCGAGGCGGCTGGTAAAGCCGGATACAACAAAATTGCCAAAATTTTTGCCAAAGGCACTGGCGCAGAGGACGACCGAACGATCATTGAAAGACTGATGAACAGTCAGCGCGGAATGACGAAAAACACCGCGGCAAAGGTGCAGCAGGCGGCTGCCGAATTGAACGCAGCCGATGCCCTGCACCCCGAAATGACCAGCGGTTCGGCAATGGTTCAAAACCTGCGCAGCTCCATCGAGCAACAGCCAAGCCCGTTTGGCGCCATCCTGCAGGAAGAAACCAACGTCCTGCACCGGGCCCTGCAGAAGCCAAGCAAGCAGCTGCTTTCGCAGGCCACCGATTTGACTGAGCGCCAGGTGGGCGAGCAGGTGCGCGATGGTATAATCAAAAAAATCCAGGCCGACTACGATCCCATACAGCAGCTTTACGCCAGCCTGGACCCCAGCCGAGAAACTATCGACTTGGTGGCAAAAAGCCAGAAGCGCGTCGCCCAGAATATCGCCAAGCTATCCGAACAATACGGCCGCGCAGGCGGTGGCCCTTTAGCAGAGCGGGCGGCTTACTATGCCGAGGCGGTGCAGGCGCAGAAAAATGTTCGGCAGCTCGGCAATTTGATTTCAGAGATTAACGACGAGGCAACGGCAGCCTACAGGGCTGGCAACGGTGGCCTTGGGACAATGCTGCGCGATATTAAGGATAAAATGCGCCGCCTTGAAGACAGCACAATCCTGCGCGCGGCGATAGCTGCAGAACAGGATGGGGCAGAATTTGGCGCCGCCATTGGCCGCGACATCGTGCGCGACTTCCGCAAAGCCCGCAGTGGCTACCGGCAGTTTATGGAAATGCTGCGCGATGTGGCAGACGAGGGTAGCTTTGGCAAAGTTGTCAGCCCCAAGGTTTTCATGGATAAGCTGGCCGACACCGACGCCAATTTAATCACGCGCAAGCTATTCCAGCCCAAGCGGGTCGAGTCGGTGGAATTTTTCAGGGCAAACTTCCCCGAGCAGTTCGAAAAGCTGCGCCTGCTGGAGCTTGCCAAAATCAAAGCTGCCACCCAAATCGAGCATCGCACGTATGGCGAAATCATCGACCTGCCAAAGCTGGCGCGCGTGCTTGACCGGTATCAGCCAGAGGTGCAGGCGGCAATTTTTGGCCCTCAAGGCGTCAAAACTGTCCGCAACGTCAAAACCATCGTTGATGCAATGCCTGGCAAATTTAACCCCAGCGAAACAGCCACGCACCAGGCCTTTCAAGGAATTTTGAACCCTCTTTTTCAGGTCCAAGAGGCAGGGCGCTTTGCTCTGCTGCGCGGCCTGCCGACCGTTCAGAAGGCCGGGCAAAAAAATATCGACTTCATTGATAAGGCAACCAAAGCCTTCCTCACAGGCAAAGGCCCAGAAAGCGTGCGTGCAGCCCTGGACGTGACTGTGCTTAATCTGAATCGTGACGACCACCAGCCGCGGCTGGATGCTCTACGCCAGCTTTCGGCGCAGCCCGAGCTGTTTGTTCAGAACCTGCAAAAATCCACCGAGGGCTTGCAGAAGCTTGACCCAATGACCAACCAGGCGGTGGCCAACCTTGCCATGCAGGCCGTGCAATTCCTTCAAAGCAAAGCCCCGAAGCCGCCGGCGCAGGAAATGTTTGGCAAGCGGCCGTTTAGGCCAAGCGACGCAGAGCTGGCGCGGTTTAACCGCTACGTCCAGGCCGTTGAGAATCCCGTAGTTGTGTTGGCTGATTTGCAGAAGGGCATTTTGACCAAGGAGCAGGTGGAAGCCATCCGCGTGGTCTACCCTGGTCTTTACCGGGTTATGGTGGAACGGATAACCGACCATGTAAGCAAGCACCCCGAGCAGCTGACGTATGCGCAAAAACTTCAGCTGGGCACCTTGTTGGGCGTGCCAGTTACCACCAGCGCAGACCGGGCATACATTGCAGCTTTACAGAAGTCGGCACAGGCTGCGGCCGCCAGCGCGGCGGAACCTGGACCAGGGAAAGCTGGCCCAAACAATCCACAGCTGAAAAACTTTAAAGTGGCATCCAATCAAACTGAAATTGAACGAGTGATGGGACGCCATCCGTAGGAGGACCCGTGGGCAAACAAATAACGAATCCAAATATCTACAAGTCGCTGTCCGCCAGCGCTGCCAGCTGGGAATCCGACGAGCTCTCGATTCGAAAGCTGGACATCGTTGGCTTGCAGCTGAACTGGTCCAACGGCAGCAGCCCGGTGGGCACTTGTAAGGTGCAGGCAACCATTGACGGCGAAAATTGGGTTGACCTGGTAATGAGCAGCGAGCTGGCGGTTTCCGGCGCAAGCGGCAGTCATCTGTTCAACATTGGGCAAATTCCTTTCGACAAGATCAAATTCGTCTACACGCGATCAAGTGGCAGCGCTGATTTTGAACTTTGGATGATGTCCAAAACGATTGGGCACTAACAGGAGGCAACCATGGGTCAGGCAAACTGGCCGGCCAACGCCGGCATATCACAATCCGAAACCGAGGACGCGGTCACCGCGGCCCTGCAGGCGCAGCTTGCCGATGCCGTGGTAGTCGCAGAATTCCACGATGCAGCCAGCGTGGGCATAAACGGCTCGGCCGGCGCCTGGGTGGCGCTTGGCTCGGGGGCAGCCCTGGGTGCGGCAGTGAAAAAAATTCAGATGACTCAAACAGTGGGAGAACCACTGGAGTTTGGAACTGGGGCCAACGCTGGCGCGGCCACGCGCAAGTGGGTTTCGAACCGCGGCGAAGGCCCGCAGGTGTTTGAGGTGGATATTGCCTCTGGAACCAAGCTCTGGGTCCGCAGCTTAACCACCAGCGCAGTGGCTGCTGGTGAAATTACTTTGAATTGCCTTGGCTAAGGAGGCCACCATGCGCTTTGCCCTACATGTTTTTGTCGCCTTTTTGTTTACCATTGGTGCTGCCTTTGGTGCCGCTCCCGTAATTTGGAATGATGCCGAATATGGTAAGTGGTTGACCACCAAAGGGTTCAAACTTACCGACAGCAAGGAAATGCGCACGATCAGCGTCGACCCAAGCTCTGGAGCCGGGGTGGCAGCCGCCATTGGCAGCATTGCCCTGCGGAACAATGCCGGGGCGGGTGAGCTTTGGTTGAAATCCGGCGCCGCTGATACGGCCTGGACAAAACTCATGGGCACCATCACCTTGCCAGTCACAGCGGCGAACGGTGGCACTGGGCAGGATTCCTCGGCGTGGTCCGGCATCCCGCACGTAAGTGGTGGCACCTGGTCGGCCTCGGCTATCGTAAACGCCGACATAGATGCCGCGGCTGGCATTGTGGACACCAAGCTGGCCACAATCTCCACCGCCGGCAAGGTTTCCAATTCCGCCACCACGGCCACCGATGCCAACACCAACAGCGCCATTGTGGCGCGCGATGGGTCGGGGAATTTTTCGGCCAGCACCGCCACCCTTACGGGCCTTGCGGTAAACGGCACAACCGGCCTTAGCTGGAACGGCGGCAGCGCCAGCACAGCCTTGGAAACCATTGGCACAGCCGGCAGCGGCGGCTCGTTGCTGATTCAAACGCCCTCGCTTAACAGCAATTTCAATTCCGGCCTTGGCATATCGGGCACCTATGGCGCCCTCATTTCCACCATTACGCTTCAAGCCCTGGGCGTAAACTCGCCCGGCGGTTACGGCTCGCGCCTGGTGTTTAAAACCACCAGCGACATTGCCTCGACGGCGGCGCTTACACTTGACGAAACCCAGGCTGCAACCTTCGCCAACACCGTCAACGCGACCACGTTCGTTGGTGCGCTTACCGGCAACGCCAGCACGGCCACAGCCTTGGCTGCGAACCCAAGCGATTGTGCAGCTGATACATACGCCACTACCATTGCCGCCAGCGGCAACCTTACTTGTGCAACGGTAACCAACGCCGGCCTGGCTGGCTCGATTGCCGCCAGCAAGCTGGTGGGCACTGATATTGCCACGGTGGGCACGGTTACAACCGGCACCTGGAGCGCGGACACCATAGCCGTAAACAAGGGCGGCACGGGGCAAACAACGGCCACCAACGCCTTTGATGCGTTGGCCCCCACAACCACCAGCGGGGACATGATCTACCACAATGGGTCTGATAACGTGCGCTTGGCGGCTGGTAGCCTTGGGCAGGTGCTGCAATCCATGGGCGGCACACCAACGTGGACCGACCCACCCGCCGGCGGCGTTAACTATGCGATGCCCTACCACAATGCCGAGGGCAACGTAACCACCGGCTGGACAACCTACGACGACGCAGCTGCAACACCTGTTGACCTTGATTCTGGAACCTTTGGCGGCACCTTTGCCGTAAGCAGCACCACTCCAGTTTATGGAACCTACAGCTACCTTTACACGCCCGGCACGACCGGCGAAGGGGTGCGCGCGGTAATTACACCCCAAGCGGCCGACAAGGGCCAGGTGCTGGAAATTGCCTTTGACTACACCTTTGTTTCCGCCACCGGGGCAACGGGCGATTACACGGTTTGGGTTTACGACGTCACCAATGCCACGCTTGTGCAGCCAGCAGGTTACACCGTTCCAGGAGCCACTGCCGGCACGGCGATGCGTTTCAAGGCGACTTTTCAAACCTCAACAAACGGCGCCACTTACCGCATCGCCATCCACCAGGCCGCCAGCACCTCTGCCGCTATCAAATTTGATTCTGTATATGTTGGGCCGCAGGTCAAAAGCAACGGCCCCTACATAAGCGATTGGACGGCATACACGCCCACGGGTGCCTGGGTGGCCAATACAACGTTCAGCGGTTTCTGGCGCCGCGTGGGCGATACTATGGAGGTTTACTGTAAGGCCGTCACCAGCGGCGCGCCCACCTCCGCGCTCTTTAGTTGTTCGCTGCCAAGTGGCTACACCATCGACACCAACAAAATTTCGACCTCAACGCTGTCAATTTATGGCCAGGCATCGGCCTGGGATAATGGCATAGCGAACTACAGCGGTTTCGTTATTTATGCCAGCACCACGACCGTGAATGTGATTGACGACAACGCCGGCACATATTGGACGCAGGCCGCTCCGTTCACCTTTGGCGCGAACGACGAAATTAAAGCGTACTTTAAGGTTCCAATTACCGGCTGGTCTTCGTCGTCGGTTCTTAGCTCTGCTGATGACGGACGAACTGTTGCAGCGGTTTACACTACGGCCACCGCTGGAAGTTACTCAAACAGCGCTGAAGCGGTTGTAGATTTCGGAACCAAGGAACTCGATACCCACAACGCAGTCACTACTGGCGGGAGCTGGACATTTACCGCGCCTGTGCCTGGGGTTTATGACGTAGATGCAATGGTCGGTATTTCAAGCTCAGGATTTTCTGGTGGTTTTGAACTGCGGCTTTACAAGAACGGTTCGGGTACTGCAACAGTTCGATCGGCTTACAATACCTTTTCGACTGGTGGGTTCTTTGGTACGCCACAATTCGCAACGCAGCTTTACTTGAACGCTGGCGACACGCTTCAAGTAAAATTGAGAAACGATTACGGCGCATCGGTTGGCCTTCAAACGTTCGCAGCAGCCAATAGAATTTCTATAGTTAGGAATTCTCAGGCCACACAAATTGCAGCTAGTGAAACGGTCTCGGCACAGTACAAGTCCAGCGCGGGCCAAAGCATATCAAATGGAGCCGCCCCGGTAGTAGATTTCGCCACCAAGGAATGGGATTCGCACAATGCCGTGACCACCGGCGCCAGCTGGAAATTTACCGCTCCCATGCCAGGTATCTACGAGGTTTGTTCCATGATGGAATTCGCTTCTGCCAGCTGGTCAGCTACTGGCTACATTTGGCCGCTGGTTGCAAAAAACGGTGGCGGGGCAGTAACGCTGGCCTTTGAGCGAATCGAAGTATCACAGACCACCGGCTTTATTGCCCAAGGGTGCAAGGACATGCGATTGCTGGCTGGCGATTATGTGCAGGTTTCAGTGCAGCACGCTGAAGGCTCGGCGCGGTCGCTATCAGCAAACACGGACCGAAACTGGGTCCAAATCAAACGGGTTGCTAATTACTAAGGGGGCTTGAATGAAAATCGTAATGAACCCAAAAAAGCTGGTGGACGCAGGTAGCCTGGCCGCCAGCTTTAACAGCGACGCAATTGAGGTGCTGGGCTTTTTTGGCCTTTTTGTGCAGGCCGTGGTTAGCAGCGCCAGCAGCCTGAACGGCACGCTAAAGTTGCAGTACAGCAACAAGCGCACCGAGCCCACTGATTCGGACCCAACCTGGCTGGACCTGCCGACCGACGCGAGTTTAGCAGTAAACCCGCAGACCATTACTGCCGACGGTGCCAAAGCCTGGGAGTACCCCAAAGTCATCAGCTACCGCTGGATAAGACTGGTCTACACGCGCACTGGCGGCAGTGGCACACTGAACGCAGAAATCACTGGCGTACGCCTGTGACGACATGGGGAGTGGTGATGCGCATTTTACTTTTCACAGCCGCCGCGGCTGCTGCCTTGGTGTGCAGCAGTGGCTGCGCAACTAAGACGGTGATGAAGAACTGCGAACAGGTGAACCAAACAGAATACTGGTTCTGTGAGCACCAATATAAAGTTTGGAGATGACCGCAAGTGGAACCAAGGGGGCACTTGGCAGGCAGGCTGGTGGACATGATGAAGTGGAAACTTTCACTCGCTGAATCATTGGCCTTTGCTTCGACAGTGGCAATTGTCGTCAGCTGGGCGCATGGCTTTTTTCAGTCAAAATCAGATGCCAATGAGTGGCGCGCAAAGGTCGAGGCCAGGCTCGACGAGCAGGAAAAAAAATTCGACTCAGCCATTGCCAGCATCCGCTCTGAGGTTAGCAC